GAGGTAAGGCGCGCAAACGATTGGAAGGAGGCCGCGTCTTGTTCGATCCGCACGGACTTTTCGCCCGACACCCGCGTGGTTGAAATGGCCTTCGGGCTTGATCGCCTTGTGACAATAGCCGCATTAGGAGAGGCGAAATGATTGACGATGAAAGCGAGCCAGGTTCATGGAAATTAGCTCTAGAGTTAGGTCCGTGGCGCAGGATTGGTAAGAACACCTACACAAACGAGAAGAATGAAAATGTCCGAGACGAAGATACGACTACTGAATAAGGCGAGTGAACTGTTTGACCTGTCTGTGAAGGAGATAGCCGGAAACGCTAGATATAAATATCTAATGCCGGCTCGCTTTGCGATGTACAAAACTTTGCGTGAGCGAGGTTGGAGTTACCCTCGCATCGGCAAGTTATTCGGCGGCAAGGATCACTCGACAATCATCCACGGCGTTCGTCGTGCGGACTATATGATTGAGAAAGACGCAGACTATGCGGCCAAGGTAAAGGCGTTGACGGAGACACGGCTCACGCCCACTGCGTTGACAAAGGAAGAGGTCGAAGCACAACTGCTCGCAATGCGTAAGAAGAAAGGCATCCCTGAGTTAGAGGAAGATGACGATTGGCTAGGGGATTTAATTCGTGACTGATTTTGATCGGGACGAGACGCTTAATAATAAGTACGCGCAAGAAGGATGGGGTGCAGATTCAAAAGTCCCTAGCCATCTGCGACCCGTAGCTGCGGGATTGTATCTAACAGAAACTATGGTTCCGCAACTATGGATTGAGATACGAGAGATACAGCGACGAATAAAAGAGAGAGAAAAACAAAGGAGATACAGAGAATGGCTGGCGAGATAGCACACGCATCTTTTGGTGCGTCCAACTCCAAGCGCCGCATGGCGTGTCCTGGAAGTCTGAAGGCCGAGGAACGGTTTCCAGATGAGAGCAGCCCCTTTGCCGAACTAGGCACGGCGGCGCACGAACTGGGCGAGCATTGCTTGGAAAACAATATCGAAGACGTAGCCCTGTGCATCGGCGGCTCATTCAACGATCATATCGTAGATGACAACATGGCCACCGCTGTGCAGACTTACGTCAACTTCGTCCGCGCAACTGAGGCAGAAGAAGCGCCGGCACTGCTGCGGCTCGAACAACGCTTCAGTCTCGAAGACCTCGACCCACCTATGCCTATGTTCGGTACCAGCGATTGCACGATCTACGGCAAGGAAACAGGAAATCTGTGGATAATTGACTATAAGCACGGCCAAGGTGTGGCAGTCGATGTCGAAGACAACGCGCAGCTTAAATACTATGCCCTGGGTGCTGTCCTGAAGATCGGAAACAAAGCGCCTATCAATCAAGTTCACACTGCCATCGTGCAGCCACGCGCCTCGCACCGTGACGGTTCGATCAGGACATATAGCTACACGAAAGACGAGATACTGGACTTCGGGACAGACCTGATCGACGCTGCCCACGCTGCGCTTGCGCCGGATGCGCCACTGATTGCTGGCGATCACTGCAAGTTCTGTAAGGCAGCGGGCGTTTGCTCGGCGCTGAGAGGTAATGCTCTGGCGGTGGCGCAGGATGAGTTCGGTGTTATTAAATCTGTCGATGACTTGACACCCGAAGAAATCGGCGCCTACATGGACAAGCTGCCATTGGTAGAGGAGTGGATCAAATCATTACGCCGTCACGCGCATACGATGTTGGAAGCTGGAACATCCGTTCCTGGTTTCAAGCTCGTCGAGAAGCGCCCGACGCGACGATGGAAGAGCCAAGAAGAACTGCTTGACTGGGCAGCTTCAGAGAATCTGGAGGACGAGGAGATATTCGAGAAGAAGATCAAGTCGCCCGCTCAGATTGAGAAAGTTGTGGGAAAGAAGAATGTCCCCAGCGATCTCATCATGTCAGTATCAACGGGCCTGTCGATGGTTCCCGATACTGATCGCCGACCGCCGGTGGCTTTGTTAGCCTCCGACGAATTTACCGTGAATGAGTGAACAAGGAATTACGTATGACAAAAGTGATTACGCCTGAAGCCGTTATTAGCTATCCGCATATCTTTGAGCCGCAGACACCTCCTGGTGCCAGCGAGCCAGTTTATAGTTGCGCGCTCGTCTTCAAGGACGACGTGGATATTACAGACATGAAGGCGGCGGTTATGGCCGTGGCCAAGGAGAAGTGGGGAGACAAGACACGAGACATGATTAAGGCGGGTAAAATCCGTATGCCGTTTCGTGAAGACGCAACCGACAAGGGATACCCTGAAGGCTCGACGTTCATCAACGTCAAGTCGAAGCAACAACCCGGCGTTGTGTCTATCTATGCTGATGACAGCGGCAAGCCTGCCTCTATTAACGATCCGAAGGAAATCTATCCAGGGACTATCGTGAAGGCATCGCTGCGGGCCTATGCCTACAGTGTCAATGGCAACAACGGTGTATCGTTTGCTCTCGGAAATCTTCAGAAGATCAAGGACGGCCCCCGCATGGACGGGCGTCTGTCTGCATCGGATGAATTTACAGCCGAAGCCAAGCCGACCGCCGACATCTCTGATCTCGATGACCTGATTTGACTTTACTTACTTAATGGGTTACGGTTTGGGCCGGAGACGAGTTGGGTCGCCCTCGGTTTCCTTTTCCTAAAAGCCGTGATATGAAAAGGGCCGGCGGACTTCACATCCGCCAGCCCAACATCAACTGCTAGACAGGAGCAGCCAATGCCTAAGCACACTATGACCGCTGAAGAAGCGCGTCAACTATTCTCCTACAATCCGGAAACTGGCGCGCTTACTTGGCGCAAAAATAGAGGGGGCGCGGCGAAATGTGGCGACGTCGCGGGTCATGTTCGCAAAGACGGTTATAGGCGAATTGTTCACGGCGGCGTTCCTTACTACGCCCATCGCGTTGCGTGGTTGCTTGTTTATGGCCGGTGGCCCCAGAAGAACATCGACCACGTAGACGGCCATAAGGACAATAATCGTCTATGCAATCTGCGGGAAGCGACCCACACTGAGAATCAGTGGAATCGAGGCGCCTATTCAAACAATAAATGTGGTTTAAAAGGCGTCTGCTTTGACAGACGCGCCGATGCGTGGAGAGCGACGATATATGTTGACAGAAGACAGCGCCACCTCGGCTACTTTCCCAACCCAGAAACTGCGCACAAAGCATACTGCAAAGCCGCCAAGGAACTTCACGGAGATTTCGCCAACACGGGCTAGTCGAGAGCCTCGGAGATCATCTGAGCTTTCCGCCCAAGTGTCCGTGCGACGATTTCGTCAACCGAATTTGCTAGGGCAAACGACCGCACAATAACAGGCTTGGACTGGCCGATGCGGTGGCATCGCTTCGAAGCTTGAGCGTTAACCGCCGGCACCCAATCCATCTCCGCGAACACAACCTGGTTGGCCGCAGTCAACGTGATGGCTGTTGAACAGGCCGTGATCTGGCCGATAAAAACGCGGCAATCTTTGTCGTTCTGGAAGCGATCGATCTCTTCTTGGCGTTCGCTCGCTTTCATTCCCCCGACAATGTACGCCGGATTGAACTCGGCTAGTCCTTCGCGCAACGCTTCGAGTGCTGCACGGTGGTAGGCGAACACTACGACTTTCTCGTAAGCGTTGTCTTTTAGCTCGCCCGCTAACTGCGCAGCCACAGGCTTCGCCTTGGCTAACGCTGTGAGCCGCCTTAGTGACGCCATGTGCGGGGCGATGTCATTTAATTCTGTGGATAAGTCTTTCTGCGTCAACGCGCTTTGTAGGATAAGCTCAACAGCTTCGCGCTCTTCGGCGCCTTCAAGATGTTTCATGTCGTCCCAGCCATCGACCTCGACGACGGCGTCCTGCCACCACAGCGGCGGCAGTTCCTTCAGCACGTTCTCGGACTTGCGCCGTAGCATTATGGATGAGAGGATTTTCTTGAACTCACCCATCCTCTCGGCTTTGTTGCCGAGGACTTTTAGCCCGAACTGCCCTGTCCAGGTTCTGCAAAAATAGAGCGTATAGTCGGTATGATTAAGCGGGTACTGCCAGATGGCTTTGAGATGTGTCCAAAAATCGCTGACATCATTAGGAATGGGAGTGCCAGAAAGAAGCCACACACGATCAGCAAAACGCACAAGGCCATCCCCACGGCAAAACTGGCCGTAGATATAACGAGTGCGCTTTGCCTGACGGTTCTTGAGATAATGCGCTTCGTCCAGGACCAGAACGTCAGGTTCAAACTTGGCAATCTCATTACGCACCTCCTTGGACTGCGTCATCTTATCATAAGAAAAAACTTTTATCTCGCGTTCAACGCTACTCCATTTCTCAAACTCGCGCCGCCAGTTAATCTTGGCGATGGCAGGGCAAATGACGACGACCTTTTTCAGACCGAGCTTATCACAAGCTGCGATCACTTGGATTGTTTTGCCCAGCCCCTGCTCATCCGCCAGAAACGCGGCGGGGTTGTCTACGAGGAACTCAGCCCCCGTCTTCTGGTAGTCGAATAGATGATCCATGTTCCTCTTCCTCTGCCGCGTAACACGCTATCAGCGTAGCGTCCGCACGTCCATCATCTTTTTTTCGTGCGAATAGATGGGCTTGATCGGGGAAGAGTTCGACAGCGCGGGCGCGACTGCCGTCTTTGCCGCCGAACAAACGCATCTTCTTTGTCCATGTGGCGGGGGGAACTAGGGAGAAAGGAATGTCGAGCGCGGCCAAGACGCCTTCGATGATGCCAGCCGCCCGGCCAAAGCTGAAGGTCGAGACTACGCCTTGGCCTGGCATGGAGTGGACTTTCTCGACTATGGCACGGGCGCCTTCGGCATGGGGGCGCAAAAGATTAGCAAGGCGCACCGCGTCAACCTGATTGACTTGGCGTGTGCCTCGCTTGACCTTAGTCGTAGGCATATCAATGATTGTGAGGTGGTGGCTATCCGTATCGAGGATCGCGAAGGCACCAGTAGCGCCGGGGTCTACCCCGATTATCTTACCACTTAACTTTGTGCGACCAGTAGCGCGCACTAAGTTTGCTCGGGTTGGCGTCTTGCGCATTATGGCGTGCATAATACGACTTCTTGCGCGCTTTGTCTTTGGCGCTCGTCGGATTTTTACCCGCTCCTTTAACGCCTTGCTGGCCGAAGCGGATAGTCTTTACCTTGTCGCCTTCCTTAGCCACGACAACGTGCGACTTCGTGGGGTGGCTGGGCGTTTTCTTGGGCTTGTTGTAGCCGGAAACTCCAGCACGTGTCAGGCGGCTGTCTTTCTTCATTTCTTCCTCGTCTTAGCAGACTTACGGAAGGCCGCAGCAGTAGGCGCGCCCTTGCTTCCTGGCTTACGCATCTTCTCGCCAGAGCCAGCCTTGATGCGCTTACGCTTGGCGTGGATATTTGCGTATAGTCCTTTACCTGGCATCACCTTATCCTCATGTTGCTCTTAGGTCCGAGCTTCTTGCAATGGCGCAAGTGCTTTGGCTTGCACCGCCGCTTTGATTTAGGCTCTGGTTTCCATGCGGTTTTAATTACAGTGCGAGCCATAGTCTATTTCTTTGTATAAACTTTGTAATCGCCAGGATCGGTGTACTTTGCGCCTTTCGGAAGGGCGTCAACTTCCTCTTGGGTAGTTAGAAGCGGAGCCTCCAGCAACTGTTTGGCGAAAGCCATCGTGGACTTACCAAACTCTTGCCGCATCTGCGCGTCCATCGTCGCCTTCTTTTCGCGGTCTAGCCCGCGGTACTGGCGTATGATCTGGTATGCGGGCGTTTCGTCGTCTAGTTTTGCGCGGGCCTCTTCCCGGATATATGCGTAGAAATCTTCTAGCATCTGGGTTTTTTGAAGGGTATCCGCCGTGAAGTATTCGGCGTTAAACAGCACATAGCCGGCGTAGTCATCCGCGAGCTGCCCCATCAACTCCTTCATGCGGTTGTCGATCTCGGGCACGTTTTCCTTGGTGTAGAGACGGAACGGCTGAATGCCCAGCCGGCCTAGTTCTCGCTCAAGTTCTGTCGGTGCAGGCTTGATGGCCATACCCGTTATTTGCCGCACAATCGGGTCTTCGCGGGTCATCGGCGCGGCGCGTGTGACGTACTGACTTTCAGGGAGGCCGAGAAGTTCACTCTGCGCGTAAGGAATTTCGCGCAGAGCCGGCCCCAAGAACGGAGCAAAAGACGTATCCCGCGCCACTCGTTGCTCGGGGTCGATCTGCGCGACGACATCAGACACGGTTCCGCCCATCGGCACCAACCCGCCGATAAAGCTGCCGAGGGACTTGCCGATAAGGTCCATTGTTTTTTGGCCGCGCTCTTCGCCGTCCTTAGCTATTTCGACAATATCGTCCATAGCTGCGTCAACGACATACTCCCCCGTACCGGCGCGGAATTGCCCTGAAGTTAAGCCTTGGATAATGTCCTTAGCGGTGTAGGCTTTGTCGAAGGTACCGTCCCCGCCGAACTCTACGGGTCTACGAAGCCACAAATCCGCTAAGAAAAGATGCGGGCCACCAATCGGAAAAAACGGACGCAAGTCTGTTTCTTTTCCCGTGTTTGGGTCGCGCGCCGAGAACCATTGGTTTCCGGCGTATTCGCTTTTCCGAAATTCAACCGCGGCGTCGAACAGAACCGTGCCGACTATCGCCTCGGAGATAGCCCGCGTATTACCCTTATCAAAATTCTTTAGTCCCTTTTCGGTAAACACCCGCGTTATACCTAAGGGGGAATGGCGGAAAGAATAATCCCAAGAGTTTGCGATGAATCTCGCAAAACCAATCGTGGCCGTTCCGACGGGGCCGCCCCCTTTCTCAATAGCACGGATAACGGCTTCGGAAGTTTCGCCCAAGAACAGTTCCCCGCCGGCCCCCGGCTTCTTGGAGAACACGAAGCCGAGCGTATCGTCGATAGCCTTTTCCAGAATTTCTTGTGGTAACTCGGCGATCCTCTGCTGCGCGACCAATTCGTCATAGTTGAAGCCAGCGCGGTTTGCCTCGCGGCGCAAGAACGCAGGGAACGCCATACGGCGCATGTATGAATCAGTGAAGCGGTTGGCGAAGTTAAATACGTCAATGGCTTTTTCTACTTTGGAAAACGCATCATTGACCGCGCCGGGCTTCGGCACGTCCGCATTGTAAAGATCGAGAACTTTTCTGTTAAGGTTCGGCGCTTTTTCCCGCAGTTGTTCAAAGACGTTTTTGCCTTGCATCCGGCGAGAGGGGCGAAGAGCTTGACCCACGATAACAAACGCATCGCCGAAGTCTACGTTGCGAGTGTCGAACCCTCGCGCCGTACGCATGGGGTTAAGCGCGCTTACGATAATGTTATCGACTGTATTCGCAAGCATATCTATTCCAGTAACCGCCACGCCACCCACAACATCTCGCGTTGTCTTGGCTATCTCCGCAATAAGAGCCGCACGGGAAGCGCCGCCCATGCGCTCCCAAAGCCCACGGTTGACGCTTGGAATCCCCTCCGCCCGTCGCTTTGCTTCTTCCGCAGCGGCACGCGGGATCGGGGCGGAGGTGGTGCGCCACTCCCGCAAAGTCTTACCGGCCTTGCTGACAGTGCCGACGCTGCCCGTTACGAGTTCTTCGAAATCATTAAGAGAGTTGATGCCGTACTTCTGATAGAGTGTCTCAACTCGTTCGGGACTTAGCGCGCCAGCATTAAATTGCAGGCGGAAGAACTCTGAAAAAGGCACGCCGGATTCTTTGCCGCCCCATGTGAGGCCGGCTTCTTTAATATAATCCTTGGCGAAGGAGGAGACTTTCTTTGTCGCCTTAATTGTCCCGACAGGTTCCGTTTCTCCGCGCGCGGCCATGCCGGCGATAGCGGTGTCAATCTCGCCTTCCGTAAGGCGCGGAGCCTGCGGTACGGGTGATGGCACGCCCGCTTCGGGTGCGGTTGCAGCCGAGGGTTTTGCTTTCGTTGTCGGTGGTATTTTTGGTGCGCGAATTGGCGGGGCGGGTTTTGGTAAACCAGGCAACCGCGGCACAATGGGCACGAATAGACTAGACCCTAGTTCCGAAACAAACTCTTGTGTCCCGTACCCCTGCGGTGTCGGAGCGATTCGGTCTAGTGCTTGGCGAACGCTCATAGTGTCGGTGGTCCGGGAAATATCTTCGGCACGGGCCGACCCGACCTGCCGGATTGCTTCTGGATCGAACCCTAAAGCTTGCGCGCCCCGCGCCCCGCCTTCTGTTAAGAGATAATTTACGGCCTGTTGCACTCCGCCTGCGGCCTCTACTAGTAGGTCGTATGGGCCAGCGGCGGCTTTAGCTAAACCTTTACCTGTGGCAAGCGTTGCGTCCAGCAACCCCTGACCCAAGACTTCTGGAGTGTAGACCCCTTCTAAAAAAGGAACGCCCTCAAATAGCGTTCCTTCTGGTGCGGGCGGGAGGCCGAAACCGACGAGCGCGTTCGGCTCGGCCCCTTGAGCCAACACGTCGGTGTCGGTGGTAATTACTATGCGACTTACATCCGTGCCTTCTTGGTTGGCCCAGTCAATAGCGGCTTGCGCGCTGTTTGGCACTTGAAGCCCGAACTGCGCGCCGATAGCTTGTGCGCTTTTAAGCGTGGCGCGGCCTTTGTTCGCGGCCAAGTACGCCCGAATAGCGTCGCGCCCCTGCGCCTGAATAGCCGCGAGGTCTTGAGGGTTTGGCTGCAAAGTTTCTGGGTTAGTGGCCATCTAGGGGTTTAGCTCCCACCGGGGTCAAGTAGCGGCCCCCGCCCTCCGCCCGCCGCGCGGATTGCTCTTTCTAACTCAGACCCGGAGGGTGTCACGCCCCGCTTAATCACCGTCATTGTGCCGGGAACATAATACTCCCGAGAACCGGTGTCATATTCCGCAAGAACCCGATTGCCCGACAAATCATATATTTCCGCAGGCGCGTTGCGTTTACCCCCGCCACCACCAGCACGGGAGGCGTTGTCGCGGGCGAGACGCACCCGTTCCGTTTCATTCGCAATACGCTTCTGATCCGCCCAGCTAGTACCAACAGCCATAGTGACGAACTTACCGTCCTCCTTGATAGGCTCGCCTGTCTTCTCGTCAACTTTGACAAGAACCTGAGTGCCGGTGTTCATCGGATCGCCTTTAATCCACTTGGCTCCGCGCTCAAGTTTGAAATCAAGAGAGCCGGTTGTGCCGTCGCCGAACACCAACCGAGTCTCGCCCTTCTCGTCCGTTACAATCTGCTGAACTTGGCGCTGACGGAATGCTACTTCGGAAATCTTTTTTGCGGCCTCGGCTGGCCCCAGTGCCATAAGCGCGGCCCGCTGCTGCGGGTCTTCAAGCGCGCCAGCGTATTCGTTCACCATCTGCACTTGTTGTTGGCGTTGCGCCTTATCCGCACGAAGCTGTTCAACCGTCAAACGGTTCTGCACTTCAGCAACCTTCTGCTGCTGAAGCTGACCCATGACCTGCTGCGGCGTAAGACCTGCGCGGCGTCCGCTGCGCGTAGCCGAACGCATCAGCGCAGCCAACGCGAGCAACTTGTCCCCGCCGGTTAGTGAACCACTAAGATCGCCGCCGAGTAGCTTCATAAGCTGCGCGGTGCTCTCCGGTCCCTGCGCTACGGGCGGCGTTCCAGTAAGGGCGGCATCTTCCGACGCGCCGGCTGCTGCGTTTGTAAGACCACTAGACATAAACGGAAGAAGAGCCATATCTACGTTCCTTAAAACTTAATGCCGAGTTTCTGCAACCCGCCCAAGATACCGACAATGTTAGCTGCCCCGCCGAGGAACCCGTCGCCAGGCTGCGTTGAAGTCTGCTGTGTTGAAGTAACAGCCGGCAACCCTTGTAGGCCTGACTGAAGAATACGAAGTTGCTCCACCGGATAACCGCGCTGTTCGAGGAAGTCGCGGTATGCAAGTTCGAGGTTCTGCTGCGCCATCTGCCGCTGCTGCTGGCCGACCCCGCCAAGCATACCCGCATACGCCTGCTCTTGCGCCAGAGCTTGCGGCGCGAGCGCAGCCAACTGCTGCGAGGCTTGAAGGCGTTGACCTGGAAGTCCTGCCGCCAGACCCGCTGCTTGGCCGTAGCCCTGCTGATATAGATTAGCCAAAGTCTGCGCCGTATTCAGGTCTTGCTCGGCGGCAAGCTGTGCCTCGTACACACCCCGTCGTGTGTTCCCGAAAGCTCGTGAGGCAGCAAGCTGTGCCTTCGTAGCCGCGTCCCTCTCGGCACGGGCCTTTGACAAACGCGCCATAGTGGTGTCGATCACGTTCTG